GAAAAAAGACCTCCCCCCTTCATTTTCTCAAAAAAAATTTAGGGGGGGGGTCAGAAAGCCCATTACGAGAAAAGTTCGGTTTTTAGAAGGTGCTATTACGGAGAATGGTAATAAAATCATCAAAAAGGTCGTAAAATCAAATGGTGAGAAATGGTCGAATATGGTCGTAAATGGTCGTAAATTGTGAGTTTTGGTGAGTGTGAGAAACGGTCGAATATGGTGAGAAACGGTCGAATCAGGTGGGGTGGGTTTGCTAGACAATCTGTGATCCCTACCCCCTACAACATCTATCAAAATCCTTGAAAAATGATAAGAATCCTTGAAAAACAAAATGACCTCCCCTCTTCATTTTCTCAAAAAAAATTTAGGGGGGGGGGTCAGAAAGTCCATTACGAGAAAAGTTCGGTTTTTAGAAGGTGCTATTACGGAGAATGGTATTAAAAACACTAAAAAGGTCGTAAAATCAAATGGTGAGAAATGGTCGAATATGGTCGTAAAAGGTGTGTTTTGGTGAGTTTTGGTGAGTGAGTTTTTCATATGTTTTTAGAGTTATGGTGTAGTGATTATTTTATATGTATGTATTTGGTTGCTGAATGTGTCGTAATGTATGGGTATAGTCGTAAATAGTGAGAAATAGTCGTAAAAGGTCGTAAAAGGTGAGTTTTGGTGAGTTTGATATAAAGGTTTGAAAATATAGAGTGATTAGAAAGGCATGGCAAAACAAAAGAAGGCGCCTTATACTTGTCCACGATGTGGCTACAGCACATCCCGGAAACCTGATATGCGAACTCACTTTCATAAAGTCCAGAAGGTTTGTCCTGGGTCCGTCAAAGATATTGAATTAACAGAGGAGATCAAAGAACATGTATTGAACAATCGAGTCTTTCATATTCCTGTAGATCCGTCCAAGGTAACAAACAACGTGATCAACAACTATAATACGATGAACAACTTTGTAGCCAATATGGACGCTGTCGAGAAGATCATGCATCTTGCTTCGTATAAACAGCTAGAACTCGTCGATTTTGAAACAAAGGTGGAAGAGGAGTATCAGCGGAACGTGAAGCGTCTTGAGAAAGATTCTTTCAAGTACGGGTTCACTCTCAAGCACCAGGATTTCATGCAGATCATTGACACTCTGACCAAGGTCATTCGCGGCAATCAGCGCGACGAGTTTATCGAGCAACTGAGCTTCATCTATGATTCGAAGCGTAAACGTATACGGGTTTACAATTCCTCCGATAAATGGGAGGAGGTTCTTGTCACTACAGGGCTCGCATACTTGGTAAATACCATATCTGGTTACTATTTGGAAGCCTACGAAATCTATCTCATTCGAAAGATATGTTCTAACAAGTCGTCCATAACAGAAGTGACGTTTCTACAAAAGTGTATTGAGGACTACTATCGATTCATATCCTGTTTCGACGTTGATCCCTATGTAAAAGGAAAGCACGATGCCCAGGTGCTATACAATAAAGATGATCCGCAATACGACGAAGAGCCCGCAGACGGCGACGTGAGCGCGCATCAGATCGTCGATCGATTCAACAAACTGTATTACACGATATACGATGACTTGACAAATGCTCAAAAAAAGACGGTGCACAAAGAGGTTCTCGATATCATCAAGTCGAATAGCGAGAATTCCGTAGCAGAGATCGATAAGGATATTATCGGTTTGATCAATATCGACGAGGATTTCAAGAAGGAGCTGATGGACAAAGCCATATAACTTAAAGATCGCCAACCACGACTGTGTATTGTCAGGAATGCAGTATACGACAATTGCAGTCTATATCCTCTGCATTGTTTTCATATTACAGGCGCATATATACTCGAATCAGATGTATTATCAATATTGCAAACGCAATATGTTTTACTACCTCTTGTTCAATGATTCGACAATGTGCAAAACATTGCATGGTGTGATATCCTTATCAGAGAGTTTCACGGTATCAGAAATAAAAAGGCTCTTTGATATGATAGTATTGTGAATGAAAAAATGAAAAAGCTCATATTACAAAAATGTAAAGAATGAATCTATCATGTGTAGTTGCAGGAAGTCCAGGAGTCGGGAAAACGAGCATCGTCAAACGTTGTTTGAAGGATTACAACAAATCCTACCCGACCATTGGGTATGAGGTGCATGACAAGGCGATGGTGCTCTGTGAGCCTCCGGTCAATTTGTGTATAGTCGACATGAGCGGCTACCTCGACGTGACATTGGCTCCGTCGTCAATCACAACAAACATAGACATACTTATCTTGGTATATGACGTGACAGACCGCGAGTCATTTGAAAGTGTTGACGTGTGGCGCGATGCATTGACGCCAGCGGCGCAAGTGTTTGTCGTCGCCAACAAAATAGATCTACCTAGAGCAGTGACGCAGCTCGAAGGGTTGAAAAAAGCAGAGACGCTGTTTGCGCTGTATGAAGAAACGTCCGCCAAAAATGACGAGGGAATAGAGGACCTGTTTCGCATAGCTTGTAAGCACGTTGTAAAAGAGCGCAAAGAATCGACTGATGTTGACTCTAGACGTCGCAAATGCGAATGCAAGATCCTTTAAATGTCCTATTTGCGAGAACGTGCAGCAGCTGCGGCCGTTTTAATCTTTTTCATCGCCTCGGGGCCCACAGCAAAAAGCAAGATTAGGTTTACGACCGCATAAAGCACGTAGATGCAGGCAAGAAACATTGCCCAAATGTCGCAGTGGCCCACCGAAGCGCAGTTGACGTTGTATGCGGCGATACAGAATGCGAGAAACATGGGGATGCCAACGAGTGCCCCAGTGGTTGATGTGTAGGCAGCAATGCACGAAAGGATGAGCCCGGAGACGAGTGTAGCGGCTGCGGCGCGGGTCATTTTCATGGAGCCAATCTTGATGACACCGTGATCCTTTTTGTTTTCGGCAGAGGATTGCATTGTTGATGATATAACATTCAAGGACATTATATTTACAATAAAAAATAAAAGAGGACTCTTTCAGTAGGGATCGAACCTACGACCTCAAGGTTAACAGCCTTGCGCTCTACCAATTGAGCTATGAAAGATTATGCCTACTATAAGGAGATAAAATAGAAAGAGAAAAACGAACGCGCACGTGCTTCAGCCCTCTTATAGGATAATCAAGTCATCGAGACGCCAGTATTCCCTTTTCCCATTTGGTAGCTTGCGACATACCATAAATGGAATCTTCTTTTCTTTGAGCTCGAGCTCCGCCACTTTTCGAATCTCTGTAAGGGTTTTGAGTTTATCTGTATCAATGTATGTCGGCGCACCGTTTGCAAGCTGTTCCATGCGAAGGCTCAAGATAGAAGTGCGCTCATATATGGTCAGGATATTTTTGGACACATTGTTGCGTGGGTTGTAGTCTTTCATGACATCAGAGAAATCGGTGAGGTCTTTCTTCACCGACGAGGACGCGGTCGTAGCCATTACTATAATAGGGATAAAATTACATTTAAATCTATTCGTCCTTTCAATTTTTTGAGTTATGAGAGTTTCCAAAAGTGGTCGCAATGATTGCAGAAGTAAATGTATTTCATGTTATTGGGGTCATACTTCATATAGATGACATCGTTGTCTTCATCGGGTTTCTTGGTGCATGATTTGTTCGTACAAATGATGTTGTTGACATGAGGAAGCGTGGGATCGTGCTTGATATTAGAGTTGATATACATCGCGTATTTGATGGCCTCATCTTGATAGTTCGTGCTCACACAAAAGCTGGCCTGTGCGTTTTCAGTGTCTTTGGTGAAGCTGCAATTTTTACAATAGAACTGCACTGTGTTGTCCTCTTTATTGCGAATGTAGAGCATGTTTGCGCACATATCACAGAACTCCATGGCTTCCTCTTTATATCCAATGACGATATTATTAACTTTCAAATTTTTGCAAGCTCGTTCACTCTCCGATAATTCTTTTCTATTATTCCAACAAAGGTTGCAATGCCTGTTTTAAATGTATATGTCCTTCACACGAAGAGCTTGACTGTGCGAAACACCATGTGTGAGCAATTGCGGGATCGTTTCGCCACACAACAAACGAAGTACACCGTCAACTTTCGTTTCATCACTCAATTCGATCCAGATGATGTGGTCAAGATGAACCCTCAAACAATGGTTGAACTGAGTCCGATTCAGGACCCAGGAATGGAGGAGTTCAACGCAAACCTGCGCGCCATGTCTATTCCTCATCTGTCGAATTGCCTGAAGCATTGCTCTGCCATTCGCGCCGTAACGAATAGTGTTTCAGAGGCAGATGATATGCACTTGGTTCTTGAAGATGACGTATGTTTTAGCGACAATGCCATCGATATGTTTATGAATGTGGTTGAGACTCTGCCGGCTATGGCACCTGATTGGGAGATTGTGTTCCTCGGATTCCCTGCAATGAAGATGGCAAACGACAACGAAGACCCGACGAAGTTAAAAGCAAAACGGACACAGGATCTATTCAAGATTTTGCCTGGATGTGACGCCTATTTGTTGACCAAGGCGGGCGCTGCCAAGTTGAATTCGCAGATGTTGCCGTTCAAATTCAATTTCAATGTACAATTGTCGTATGCCATCCATAAGCTCGGAATTGCATCGTATTCATGTACACCGAACGTCTTTATCGAAGGTTCTAAACTCGGGACATATGTGAGCTCTCTTAATACGAATAATTTGCTCATTTACAACCAAGTCTTCCGCGAAATGTTTGGTCTGGTGCAGTTGAGTTCGTATTCTGACCAAGATCGTGCAAATTTTGCCAAGTTATGGGAATTGACTACATTCAAGGGACATCCTGATTTCCTCTATCAGAAGGGATTTTTCCTGATGAAAGACCGGCAATTCCAAGACGCTAAACAGGTATTCGAACAATGTTTTGACATCTATAAAAAGAATGCTTGTGCTATGACAAAAGATACCATCTTCCTCAATAACTACATTGAGCTATTTAAGGTAATTCAGGACTACGCAGACTCCTCGGCGACTGCAGCGAGCTCCTCCGGGACAGCCGCAGGCTCTTCAGCGACAGCCGCAGGCTCTTCAGAAACAGCCACCGTTTGAGCAACGACTGCTTGCGATTTGGCAACAAGATCGTTTAACTTTGCCTCTAACTCTGCGACTTTGTCAGTCAGAGCTTTTAAAGAAGCTTCAGCACCGGAAGCACGGCCTTCGAGGCCATTCAGCCGGTCGTCAGCACCGGAAGCACGGCCCTCGAGGCCGTTCAGCCGGTTCTCAGCATTGGAGGCACGCAATTCAACCGATGCAACAGATGCATCGTGGGCGGCAAGCCGAGTCTCGTGAACAGATATGGTTGCAGAAGAAGCATCCGCTTGACTCTTGACTGCCGACAGATCTGCCGGGCTTACAGACGGAGTCGAAGACGTTGCGGACAACGCCATACCAGATATACGTCCGTATAACGCGACCAAATCTTTTTGGAGAGTGTCCACGATGGTGGAAATCCTCGATTGCTCTGAAATAAGACGTTGCATTTATAAATAAGAGATTTAGTTATTTTGCCTAATAAACGCGCGCACCAGGTTTGCGAGAAAATTTGATAAAAGCGTTTAAAAACATATCCTTTAATCATAAATCATACTTATCATGATCATCCCCGTTAGATGCTTCACATGCGGGAAGGTCCTCGCCAACAAATGGGAGTATTATCAGAATAAAGTGTCAGAGATGCAGGCGAAGACGAAAACCAGGCAGCTTGATATCAAAGAGCGAGATCCTATGATCTACTTTATAGACAGCCATAAAAAAGAGGTGCTAGATGAGATTGGGTTGACACGTATGTGTTGTCGGCGTCACATGCTGGGTCATGTTGATCTCGTCGACAAGATTTAGATAGGACAAAAATTAAAGATAGAAGCGTCGTTTGTCGAGTCGTTAAAATCTTTTTTCTGTGTAAAGAGCACCTGCAGCTTATGAGTTCCTTAGAACTCGACAAGAAATACATGAACCGCGGTGATAAAGGCAAAGATGGCGACGTCGAGTACAATGAACTGTACAAACTTATCACCAATACAAAACCCGTAAACGACAGCCCCAATGCTATGTACGACGAGCTCATGCAGAAAGAGGCGCGCTTATTAGAGACGGTCGATCGGGTCATAGAAGACCGAGCAGAGGAACGTCGTCGTGAAAAGACCTTCATGGACACGCCCATTAAAAAGATGCCCCTTGAATTTCTACGTTCTGTCAAGGGTATGTTTGAGGATCTGCAAGAAGTGAGCGACATGAAAGCGTTATGGGCAATTATCTATAAAGACAAACGCATGATTTACGGGGGCATTCTCCTCATTATAGTTGCGACTTTTTTAATGTTGATACAAGTTAGTGGAAATGACGTCAGGCGTGTCGTTTAACGTCGCAGCCTGGCTTCCATATGTCATGCCCGGACTCATGGCAGTGGCATACATATACTTCGCGACTCATTCATCGCGAAGAATACCTGAAAGACTTGCCATATTTATTCACCTAATTGTATTTGGAATAGCCGTGTACGCCGTTTATCTTTTCAATGTCAAAGACGCTATTGAGGGAAATTCCGCATTGGCCAAAGCATCCGATGATGCATTTATCAAGAAGATCACTTCAAATACGCGCTATCACATTGAGACCGATCACATAGATATTTATCCAGACATGATGGAGAAGCGAAAGGTGCGGTTCGATTTCATTCCCAAAACTCCTGAGATCGTGAAGCTTTTAAAAGACACGCATTTCACCAAATACTACGATCAAGCTTCTTATGTTCAAATACAGATCCTGATCGAACGATTCCTGCGTCTGTATTACAATATGCTCATATATCCGGAAGCCTATGCAGTTGAAGATTATCAGTCATTGAAGCATATAAGAACTGAACTCCTCAACACATTCCAGCGCTTGATAACAAATGTGCCTCTAAACTTCAAGCGCATGATCTTTCGGGACAAGGTCCCCACAGACAAGTACCTGCTAAAACGGCTTCGATTCCTTCAAGCATTTACTACCGACAAGTTGAGAACAATGTCTGCAAAATGTGACGTCCGCAAAGAATACGGGCTTCGCTATAAAGCGCCTTGGTGCAGCAATGAGTTCAAAAACGACCACGAGCTGTTCTGAGCGCAGGAAAATTTGACTTTGCCATTATATTTATTAATAAGTAAAGAATGAATGCTACGGGCATCCGTTTGCCTGATGATTTCGTAGTCGGCTCTTACGAGTCGAAGAGCCCTGCGTCTATGTCCGCATCCCCCATGTACACCCCTCGATCTTCTATTCGGAATCCGAGCCCTACACCTGATCTCGGAGATTTCGTGTTCTCCATGGAAGTTGATGAACCAGCAGACGACGCTTCAGTGGTGAACGGGAGATATTATGGAATGCAAATGCCACGGCCTCCTTTAAGACGGCAAATTGCGACAACTGTGCCAAGAGAATATTACGACAGTTTGGCAATGGTTCTGCCGTTGCAACATGTTCAGATAGAGCACGAATTAGCTCAAGCAGCGCACGAAGTAGAACGCAAAGTCGCATTCCAAGCAGCCGTCAGTCGCGCACGCGATGATTACAAATATCGCTCTATTATGCGAACACAGCCTGGTGGATTTAGAAATAGGTGCGCAAATACATTGCATTACATTCATAAGATGAATCGCATATCAGAAGAGGCTTTGAACGAAGCAATCGCATGCGTGTGGGAACTCAGCGACGACTAGGGCGCGACCGCGTTTTGCAAGCACCTCGTTTTTCTCTCCATAGCTCAAATATGGCGGAGACACATGTTCAGGACACTCGTTCCAATGAGTATGCCTATAAATTGACTACCATGTATGATCCACAGCGATCTTTTATGTTCTTCTATAATTTTGTGCAACGTTATAATGTCACATTGGATCATCATTTTGATGCTCTCCAGTCGAATTATGACAATATATCCAATTCGGATAAGTATCTGATTGACGAACGATACACCGCATACTTTGATGTGTTTAAGAAATACTACCCCCTATACAAGAGACATACCCATTTGTTCTGGTATGTTTGCGTTCTCTATTTCATCCCCGAATACGTCCTGCAAAGGTTCTACACCTTTTTGCAAATTGAAACGTGGAAAGTGATGCCGAATATGTCCCCGGTGAGTTACGACGAAGTACGCCACATGTCAAAGTCGGATATCCTCGCTGCTATGCAAACATTTGTAGACCATGGTGATATTTACCTGTTCATTCTTATCCAGGCAATACTACATTTCTTTTAACCCATGCGAAAAAATAATGTCGTTTTACTTTAAAGGAAAACTCAAATGCCGAAGAAATGTGGATGCCAAAAAGGAGGCTCTCTCGCGTCGAATGATGTGATGCAACATGTAACTGGTGATGCCTACTGGCGCGTGTCGAGCGGCTTGCCCGAACAGGCCGGTGGTGCCCTCCGCCGTCGTAGCACTCGTGGTGGGTCGAACAATACAAACTTGCGTTCGGATGCGCTTGCTGTGGCCGTTTCCGACTTTGTCTCCGAAATGCCCACCATGCCCAATCACTCCACGTTGTTGGGAGGCAAGAAGCCCAAGGCGAAGAAGCCCGCTGCGAAGAAGGCCAAGAAGCCTTCTAAGAAGGCTGCGTCGAAGAAGTAAACGGATCTCATTTTTATCATAAGCCTATATAATGCTGAACAACATATTGAAGTAGAAACATCTCAAAAATAAAAATGACAGATAATAAATTGATGGCCACAGCAAACGACGACTGGGATGTCATCAACACCTATTTTCGAGACACCCCCCATTTTTTGACGCTGCATCATTTATCATCGTTTCACGAGTTTGTGTTTCAGAAAATTCCCTATACCATTCGCACGTTGAATCCTTTTAAGACGTTGAAGTATGACGACGCAGGGACTCTCAAGCACGAGATCAACGTCTATGTCGGTGGGCGCGACGGCGACGCCATATATATCAGCAAACCAACGATCGTCGAGAAATCAAAGCAGCGTGCGCTCTTTCCTAACGAAGCGCGTCTGAAGGACAAGACCTATGCATCTGATATCTTTTGCGACATCATCGTCGAATATATCGATCACCTCTCGGGAAAGCATAAAGATGTAGAGTTCAAGAGGATCAAAATTGGTGCGATTCCGATCATGCTTCACTCGCGGTTGTGTGCTTTGTATGATCAGAGCGAGCCTGTGCTCAAAGAGATGGGCGAGTGCCCCTATGATCAAGGCGGCTACTTCATTGTTGACGGCAAAGAAAAGGTCGTGTTGGCACAGGAACGCATCGCGACGAATCGCATCTTTGTGATGGAATCGAACGACGCGAATTATACTCACGAGGCTCTCATTCGATGCACCCCAGAAGAGAACAACCTGTTCCCGAAGACTATCCGGTTTGCCGTGCACGGCAGGGATATGAAAAACCTGAGAGGTCAGATCACCTATAGACGCAATGAGATCGTGTTGACGAGCCCAAATGTTAAAGGTGTCATACCTCTGTGGATGATGTTCCGAGCGCTTGGTGTAGAGAGTGATCGCGACATTCTCGAACACATCTTAGGGGAAGTGGACGATGCTGCTAAGAAGCCCATGCTCGACTTTTTGCGCGCTTCGCTCATCGAGTGTCGTTCGGCCAAGGACGCGATGAACAATCTCTACGACGAGGAGACAATGGCGACTGTGTACACCCAGGCCGAAGCGCTCGAGTGGTTTGCCAAACGTGTCGAGTATCAGAATGTCGACAGCGCACGCAACGTGATCGCCAACGACTTCCTGCCCAACATGGGGTTCTCGTACCGCAACAAGGCGCTCTTCTTAGGTCACGTTGTGAACAAGATTGTCAAGACTGCGCTAGGTGTCATTCAGCCTACGGATCGTGACAACTATATGTTCAAACGCATCGATCTGTCGGGTCTTTTGCTCGCCAATTTGTTCCGCGATCTATACAATCGCTTCCGTAATAACGTGCGCAACATGGTAGATCAGCAATACGTGTATGGACCTTGGAAGAGCACGGGGAACATCGAGCAGCTTGTCAATAAGGACAATATGCGCACAATCTTCAATGAGTACATCATTCAGACGGGGTTCATCAAATCTCTCAAAGGCAACTGGGGTGGCGATGGCGATCCTAGCAAAGCAGGCATCGTTCAAGACTTGAATCGGTTGTCATACTTGGGATACATCTCCCATGTTCGCCGCCTATCTACACCGCTGGATTCGAGCAGCAAGATCGTCGGGCCGCGCAAGCTGAACACGTCGCACTGGGGTTATATATGTCCTATCGAGAGTCCTGACGGCGGGAACATCGGGCTCATTAAGCACCTGTCCATGTTGACAAATGTTACGTCCGATGTAAATGGTAAAGAGGTCCTGCGCTGTCTCCAGGATAACGGCCTTGTGTCGTTGCAACAACTTCAACCGGTCGATGTCAGTCGCGTCTGTAAGGTGTTTTTGAACGACATTTGGGTCGGGACGCACAAAGACCCTCATGTATTTGTGAATCGCCTGCGACAATTGAGACGCGCAGGCTTGATAGCAGTTACGATCGGGCTTTCTTGGAATATCTACGAGAACGAAGTCCATGTACGCTGCGACGCAGGGCGTTGCACCCGTCCTCTCTATGTCGTGCGTGATGGGAAAACATCCTATAGCGATGGAAAATGGCTGCAGCTCGTTCGCGGTACATTATTGGGTGAGTCGGTAGAAATGGAGTCGGCATATCGCAGTGATATCATCGCGGACGTTGACAACGACGTGATTCAGAAACATAAAAACGCAGTCGAGTATATCGATGTCGAAGAAAGCAACACTTGTTTGATTGCCATGAACCGGGTCGATCTCGACGATACGTTGAAAGCATATACGCATTGCGAGATCCATCCCTCGACGTCGATGAGCGTCTACACCAATACGATCCCATTGGCGCATTTGAATCCTGGAACACGCAATGTCTTTTCTGGTGCTCAAGGTAAGCAAGCGATCGGTGTGTTTGCCACCAACTTTAATCAGCGCATTGATACGGCCAGCTACTTGCTGCATTACCCTCAGAAGGCGTTGGTCAGCACGAAATATGCGCAGACATGCAATATGGACGAGTTGCCCAATGGCGAGAACCTTATCGTGGCGATTCTCTGTTACTCGGGCTACAATATGGAGGACTCAGTCATGATCAATAAGAACAGCATCGAGCGTGGAATGTTCAACGTATCAGTCTTCAAGTCTTTTGTTGACGAAGAGAGTACAAATCAAAACGCAGGTGAAAAGATTGTATTTGTCAACCCGAATGAGCTAAAGAAGCAAGGGCATGATATCGATATCAAGGGTGGGAATTGGGACAAGATCGATGCACATGGATTCCCCAAAGTCAACAGCTATATCTCAGATGGCGACGTCTTTGTCGGGCGCTGCAACGTGACGACGCAGATGCAGAAGCGCAAAGAGGCTGGACAAATCTTCAAGGAGACGGTGCGCGTTGATACGTACGCCGATAAATCCAAGAAGGGTAGCAAAACAGTATACGGAACGATTGACAAGGTATTTGTGCATTCGAATCAGGACGACGAACGGACTCTTAAGGTCCGTTTCCGCAAGGTCCGCTCTCCGACGCTGGGTGATAAGATGGCGTCCCGACACGGGCAGAAGGGTGTAGTAGGGGCTATTGTTCCACAAGAGGACATGCCTTTTACGAAAGACGGGCTCGTCCCGGACATCATCATCAACCCTCATGCGTTCCCGACGCGCATGACCATCGCGCACTTGGTGGAATGCATCTTGGCAAAGCTGTGTTGCGTCAACGGCGTTCGAGTGGACGGGACCATGTTCGATACGCCTGACACCGAGGCGCTCTATGACATGCTCGAGAAAAATGGCATGAATCGACACGGTGATGAGATGATGTACAATGGACGCACCGGCGAGCAGATCCCGACGCATGTCTTCATCGGACCTACCTACTATTTCCGACTCAAGCACATGGTCAGCGATAAGGTCAACTCGCGCGCAGGTGGTGCCGTGTCGACGATGACGCACCAGCCGATCAAGGGACGTGCCAAGGGTGGTGGTTTGCGCATTGGTGAGATGGAAACGAATTGTCTGATCGCCTATGGCATGGGATCGTTTATCAAAGAGTCGATGATGGAGCGCTCCGATAAGAGCGAGTTTGTATTGGACAAGGCCCTTGGGACCGTGGCGGTGGAAAACAAACAGGATGGGTCCTATACGAACCAATATGGCGAGCCGGTCCAAGAAACGGCAAGGGTTAGGGCGCCTTATTCATGGAAGCTGCTGCTGCAAGAGATCGATGCGTTCGGTATGACGACACGCCTGATTACGGAAGACGAGGTGCTAGGTGACGACGGCAGTGAAGATGACGACTATATGGCGAATGCATTGGATGACGAACTAAACAGCGACGACGAAGCCTAATTGCCCTTGAGCACTTCGATTTGAGATTGGAGGTTAGACAATTGGGCGCTCATCGCCTCCATTTGAGCAGCTAAATTATTAAATTGATCTATGGTTATATCACTCGACTTTGCGCCGAGCGTGTCGTCACACATTAACAACGTATTCGCCTTCCACGACGAAGATCCGATCGTGCCATTCACATCGAGTGTGTGCGCGGCGTTTCCTCCTGACGAGATTCGCATGCACTCACTCCAATCTTCTGCACTGGTTGTTCTGGTTTTAATCATTAACTCTCCACCACCTAAGTCCGTCTCTCGCATAGAGATCATCGTGAGGTCAGACTTGTGACTTGTCTCGAGATCGAGTTTTTGCATAATAATGGCAGCAACGTCCTGTTTTCCGACGACAGGTGACCCTTGAATGACCATGGCGCTTTCTTTATTTACATTTGAATTGGTTACACGAAAAACTGTCATTCATAATATACCTTTTCAAAGAAAATGCCACCATTACCTAGGTGTTATAATTAAACAAGTTACAACTCATTTATTTTTGCAAGACGATATATGGTATGATTTTTAGAAAAATGAGGCGCGTGCAGCGCGTGGCTTCTATGAAGAATCAATAAATCGCTTCACCATAATCACGATAATCCCGGCGAGAAGGGCCTTTACAACAACCGTGGCGTACGGAAATCGTGTGTTGGCCAGGTATACACGCAACACCGATTCGACTTGCTCCGTACTGACGATGAACGTTGCAATGAATATGATGCCAAAGAGGATCATATCCCATTTGCATACATGCCACAAATGCTTCGCAACGCTGTCCATGAGTCCAGGTGGTGCATGTGGCCCATGTGATCCATGTGGATGTCCCATAGGAGACATATGTGGCATGAAATAGGGTGGTGGGTGAGGGTGTTGTGGATAGGGTTGTTGATGCTGTGGTGGCATCGGATACTGTGGATAGGGCGTACCAGGTTGAGGGGGCATCGGCGGTGGTTGCACAGGGACCTTTGGAGGTTGAATCGTCACCGAAGGTGGGGTATAAGGCTGTTGCATTTGCACGTTGGTCACCGATGCATCCTGAACCTGGTTGATCTCGGCGAGCACTTCCTGGATAGCGACGTCATCGTCGTCAACGATTTCAGGAATCTCTCCGCTGCGAGGAGGCGCACCACCGCTATGTCGAGGTAACTGAGCTATAGGTGTCGCCTTATTCATTCTTTATGTGGCTATTTTTCATTAATTGCACAATTAAAAAAAAGTCATATGAACGCCGCGTTGCGTCAGGGCGTTCTTTACTGATCAGGCACAGCTTCGGTACCGGCCTCGTCGCAATCCACAACATAAGGTGTATACTTGTAGCAATCGTCTTTGATTTTGTAGCTATACTTCTGTACGTCTTCCATGCTTGGTCCTTGAATGACCACGCAGTTTCCGCCCTTACACACGCGCCGAAACAGGGCAGCGAGTCCGAGTCCCAAGATGACAGACACAAGAATACGTCCGGTTTCAGTTTTAGTCAGATCTAGAATCATTTGCTATTTTCACAGAAGATAATAATTAGATGAATACAGATCGGAATTATCGGGCATCATGGGCATTTGCTTATCAAAATCCTCAATAATCGGCTGTGGCTTGACGAGCGCCTTATCTGCTGGACACGTGTCTTGTTTTTCAGCCTTGTACTGATAGCAGTTGTTGGCCTTGTCCTTATACGTGATCATTCCTGCATTATAAGGAGATGGGAACTTGAGCACGACTTCCGGAGGCGGTGTAATGAGATACACGTAGAGGATGCCGATGCAAAATGCGCCAATGAAATAGGCAATATTGATCATTTTACTACATTACTAGGAGAGAATTTATAGGGGCATGTCCCTTAAAGAGGAGAAAAGTAGAGAGCAGTAGAGAGGATTTATTTACAGAAGATCACGACGCAGCACCGTGTTCACAAACAGTTCGGCTTCGGCGTCTTCTATTTGCTGTTGGGTCTGAGGCTGCTGTGGCTTTGTTTGCTCCATCTTATCACGATATTGACGCGCAGATTCAACCATGTACTCGAGCCACTTGCGCCTATTTTCTAATTCGACTTGTTGAGTCTCGAGTTCTTGAATACGTTTTTCGAGAGCTGCTGTATAGGCATTGTATTGTTGAGACATGTTTCGTTCTTGAGAGAAAGTCCTTAAGTGGCAAGTTTCAAATTTTTTGGAGCATTTAAAGGGATTAAGGCGCTTCCTTGAACAGAACCTCGCACAGATCATTCTTGGACAGCTTCTTATACTCGGGGATGCGGCGAACGAGGTCGGGTTTGGATTCGATGACTTGTACAATGTCGTCCTTACTCATGTAATGCTTGGCAGAACGTTTCAGGCTCGCACACTCTTCTTTATTTGCGAAACGGAACTCGAGTACATCGAGCGCATCTTGGACGAATTTCTTTTTAGCTTCTTTGGTGTGTTTTTTCTTAGGCGAGACGATGTCAAGATTTATAGTGGGTGGTGCTTCTTTAGCCGCTTTTTCGTCGGCCTTGTCTACTACTGCATTGTCTACGGCATTGTCTTCTTCTACTTCATCATTGTCATTGCCCTTGCTTTTACCCTGCTTTTTCATTGTCACTATGACATTCCCTTCTTGAATAGTTAAAAACACCGGCATACGCATCTTGATAGCAGAGTCATCCAAGGCATTCCTCTTCGATTCTATGTCATGAGCCTTGGCGGCTTTGATGTATGTCTCGGTGGCTCTTATTGTTGCTGATGCATCGTCTCGAGGCAACATCGCCTCATCGTACAATTGCGACTGTGATTCTTTGACCATATCAAAAGTCTGTTTCATTTCGACCCCGTTCATGTATCGCATCCGTTGGGCCTCGTTCATCTGTAGCATAATCTGGTCCATGCGTGCATGGATCCCTTCGACTTCACCATGGATCGTTTCATAGGCTTTTAACTGTTCGTGAGAAGCATTCGCATAGAGGATAAAGTTACGGACTTCAGAAAGCGCCTTCATCTTTTCCACCATCTCTTGCCTAAGCTCTCCTAGCTTTTGCTTCGCATTTTCGTACACTGTCAGCTGGATCTCTACATGACGATTGCCGTTGGTGTATTTAGCTACACCTTTCTTGATGCTGTCGACGCTCACTGTTTTTAATGCTCTTTTGTACAACTTTGCCTTCAATTGGTGATACTCGATAAACGATTCTGCGTACATTGAACGCCTTTAGAATAATGAAAGTTTTTTATGCGAATAAGAAGTCGATGAGGGCAAAGATGTAAAAGCAGGCGATAGCAAGCACGATGCTCACGACGCCGAAAGAGAATACGGTGTTGCCCTTATCCACGCCATAGGGTCTGATATCACCGTCCTTGTCAAACAACATCTGCGGCTTCCACATGATGATGAGAGTCATGAGGAGGAGATAAAACGTGACGCTGTATAAGATTCGTTGGAATTTCATGGATTCCTCTGTATTTAATATTGTGTGATATTAATAATTATGCGGGAATGAGGGCGCAACACATCATTGTTTTGTTTGTAGCCCTCTTGGTTCTCGTTGGCGTTGGGGCCTTTGCCCATGACGCGCTACGACGACAGGCAGTGTTAGAAAATTACGTCACCAGCTTCATCGACCAAAACATAACTGTCGACGTGGGCAAATCCCTCTATCACGAGCCGATGTTTACCGTCGATACGACCTATACCTGGAAACCAAACACCTATATTGTCGTTCCGAGTGACGAGAAAGATCCTTTACTAGACCAGATTTCCAAGTATCGTCCTACTGTCCACACGACCACGCGCATCCCTGACGCAGCGACCAATGATTCCTTGTTGCATTACACCGATGCTTATAGCTACGATGCTGTCGGAGAATCGATGGCCGTCGTCACAATGCTGAAGTACCCGAAATGGATATTGTTCGCGCGGTCGAGCAAAAAGCCTGTGTGGAAGGCGACGGACATGCGCAACTGTCGCATCGGGGTCCTCAATGATGCGTCGGCGAAAGCTGCGCAGGCCATATTGTCGGCCTATAATATCCGGAAAGCCACGAACAAGTGGGTGTCTTACAAGACGGCGGACACAATGTACGAGGATTTGTTCAATCGTGGAAAACTCGATGTAGCAGTTGTGTTCCAGACCGTGCATAGTCCAGTGGTCAAAGCGCTTGGACAATACCAGTGTAACTTTGTGGATTATGACAACGTGGACATGCAGAAACTCCATATATGGTTGCCATATGTAAGGAAAGAGCTCCTCGAGCTGAAGGGCAATACGAGGAACCCGAAACCGGGTGAGCTGAATAAAGTGATGACGACTATCGCCGTATCGATCGATACGTTAGTCTACGGTTCTAAGAAGATCGATAATCAAAATATCGATGATATTGTCGACTATGTCAACCAGCCTTCTAAGAACGCGTTCTACACGAAATTCTTCAAGTTCAATCCCAACACGATCGAGGCGATCCGAGACTTTGACATGACCGTTGTCCGGGATATGGCTCGCGAGACGTTTGTTGTGGGAGAGCCCTCGAATTCCAATCCGGATCCCTATGCGGTGCCGCCGGAGCGCGATGGCAAGGTCTATAAGACCTTTGACGCGAATCTTGTTGGCCAATATCGCTACGACGCGACGGGCGATTATTACGAGCTTGTCTTGCCAGCTGAGATGCCTTACTCTTTCCGCGTCGGCGACCGTATCCGCTTGACTTCTCAGACCCATAAACAAGAGAACGGCTACTATTATGTGACGAAGCGATCGCTATCGGGTGTGACGACCTTGACGAGCGTTCTCGTCGTCAAAGGCAAATATAAAGTAGCGACAGGCAACATCATGCTTCCTGCCAATCACGAGTTTTTGGAGGGCGACGAGCTGTGGTTTGAAGACGTGGGGGTGCGCGCGGTCATGCAATACGACTCATTTCGCAAGGTTTTATCCTGCAAAGTGCGGGCGAAACCGGCGTCCAAGAACAGTGGCGTCTACGCATGCTATGAAGATGCGAACATCTTTGATCAGAAGAGCTGCGAGAGTACGAAGGATCCGTTTGGCAAACCCAAGAAGGCGATGACGTGGGATAGGCCTTGTCAATATGATGAAGATTGTCCGTACTTCATGGCGAATAAAAACTACTACAATACGCGCGGCGGGTGTTCAAACGGAACCTGTGAGATGCCGATCGGCGTCACGCGCTCTGGGTATACTAAGACGGACCCTAAGACGACGGCCTACTGTTATGGGTGCGATTCCGGTACGGCGCCGGAGAATTGCTGCAAAGAGCAGAAGAGTAAGGGCTTGATGAAGAGCCCTGATTATGCTTTCGATCAGGATATGGCGGATCGAGCTTAATGTCTCATTTTTCTTAAAACAATCTCTCAATTGTTACTTGCCCACAATAAGCATACGCAGAACCACCACTATTATAAGAATACAGCGCGATCCGTGCTGTTGTCTCTACACCTGTCAACATTGGTTGAATGTAACCATGTAATCCCAAGGTTCCTGGGTTATTGTAAGCACTGTTTTGAATGTTATAGCCACTTGTCAAGAGTGTTGTGCCAGTCCCATCTTGAAGACTAAGTGTAATGCGATTGCCGTTTGTCCCACTGTTAATATTATACAGATAATAACAATTTACACGATATACAGCACCTGACACCAATCCTGTTACGAAATTAGTGCTTGAATTGTATGTCAAAGCACCGGTCACAGACGGACATGCTGTGCTTAAAATCGGAATTTGCTGAATAGCTAATTGATTCGTTGCGGGAGCACCAAGGTTGAAAGCACCAAAAGATGTTGCAGCCATAGTATTTGTAGTGCTACCATTCATGCTCAAGCCATTTCCAATCTGCACAACACCCGACGACGTAGACGTCGCACTGGCAATCGTGAGCGTAGTGCCAGACATCGACAGCGGCGCGGTCGCAGTGTAGTTCGTGGGCAGGCCGGATTGGGTGAAGTAGGTGATGATGATGACGCCGTTGGCTCCGGCACCACCGACCGACGAACTGCTCGATTGAATCGAGGCACCGCCACCACCGGAGCCATAAGCACTGCCTGCGTCGGCCACATCTTGAGGATTAGTATTGGCTGTATTGGCGCCTCGACCACCTTGACCAAAGTAAGACGCACCTCCAGATCCTCCGACGCCATGTGTGATTCCCATGCCAAACGGCACACCGTCTAAACCATCGCCACCTGGAGAACTGACGATGCTCAGCACATCGTTTGTAGTCGTTAATGTGTTTGTGCCAGCGTTTCCACCAATGCCGCATTTCAGACTCGAACTAGCGACCCATATGCCTCCTTGGCCACCTCCAGCTACTAAATTGACTGTATTCAGATTGGCGGTATTGTTAAAGGTGGTGTTGCTACCGTTTGTGCCATTTGTGGCTGCTGCGCCACCCGAGCCTCCTCCTCCTACAGTGGCTGCGAAGACCTGTCCAGGTGTTGTTTTTATCATAGCGCGAATGTATCCACCCGCAGCACCTCCACCACAGCCACCGGTCGCATTGCCACCTCCAGCACCACCTCCACCACCGCCGATCATTTCGACTTGAATCCCGTAAACGCCGGTGGGAACGGTCCATGAGCTGGCGCCAGTCGTTGTGAGTACAGCTTGCGTGGATACACCCAGTCCCTGGAGACTCTGGCCCGCGATCATGATGTTCGATGTGGCATTGATTGTGCCTTGGACATCTAGCGCGTATTGAGGATTGCTTTTTCCGATGCCCACGAAGGCGTTGCTAGCCACTGTGATGGCAGTCGAATTCGAAAACGCGCCTTGGCCCATGACTTGTAGAGGACCCGATGGCGTGATGGTCCCGATGCCTACGTTGGCGTTCGACCCCACAAAGAGCGCGTTGCACCCGAGCGCCTGGACTTGTAGAGGGCCATTTGGCGTCGTCAGACCGATGCCCAGGTTGCTCAAGCTGGCGAGCGTCGTTACCTGTGTCGGAACAGTGAGAGCAGCCGGGAACATGGTCACATTCAGACTGTGGAAATCTGCCGTATCTGCTTTCATGTTGGAAGAGAATGTTAGCGATATCGAATAAGGCGTATTGGCTATGAGCGACGGTGCAAGGAATTCGAGGGATGGGAAGGCTGCATGCGCTCCCATGTTGTACATTTGCGTTGTGCGACTCGTTCCGTTTAAGGTGGACTGGACCGTGATGATACCGCTTCCGCTGGAGATATAGCCACTGCCATTGTAAGAGACGATAGCACTGCAATTCACTGTCGGTGTGATCGATCCTGTGTACGTGTAGTTGCCGGGCCCGATGCTGAGATTCGAATTCATAAACAGCTCTGTATAGATTGGTGCTGTCGAGATGGCGTTGTAGGAATTGGGTACATAATAAGTCGGAATCTGTGTCGATGCTGTGTTCGGATACACGAGGATGACGAGCGATTGAGTGCAATTGGTGTCCGTTGAGGTGTTGCTTGAAAAGGTAACTGTCGCTGTGTACGACCCAGGTGTCAAGACCACGCGGAACTCGAGCGCCGGGAAGTTGACGATCGACGAGTCGCTGTAGGCACTGATCGTGCGCGTGCCGACGACAGTGGATCCGCTCAAGATCGACACCGTCGCACTGATGGTCCCGACGGCTTTAGCCAATCCGCTGCCACTGAATTGCACGAGCGCGCTGCCACCTTGAGTTGTAAAAGCACTCGACGTGTAGCCTGTGGCTGAAGCGACATACGCGTTTTGCAGCAGCTCGAAGTAATCGGGGGCAATAGACACCGACGACACGCTCGTTACAGGTGTCACATTGCTCATCAGAGCATAGAGCGGTGTCGATACATTGATCGACTCGCGGATCACCAAGACGTTTAGACTATGCGCCGAGTTAGTATCGCAGCACATGTTTGCAGAGAAGACGATCTGAATCTGGTACGTTCCAGCGGCCAAGCCCTTGGCTACGAACTCGAGGGGCGGCAAGCTAACTTGAGTACCATTGCTGAATACGCTCGTCGTCTTGGTGGTTCCGCTCACGGCTGTGCCACTGCTCATGATAGACAGACGGGCACTGATGATACCTGGAGTCACGGCGGTAGCGAACCCGGATCCGGTATAATTTACGACAGCGCTACCTCCCGTCGTCGTAAAGCTCGCTGATGTGTAAGTGCTGCCGCCGTTGAAGATGCCATTAGTGCCCACAGCCGTCGTCGAATTCTGGAGGAGCTCGAAGTAGTCGGGAGCAGACGAGATGTTGACCGCAGAAGCCTGATTCAGTGAGCTGACGGCGACGCTGTTTTGGTACATGGCCATGCTCAGATTGTGGCTGTCGTTGGCATCAGAGACCATGTTGCTAGAGAACACGATAGCAATAACGTAAGTTCCGCTAGACACAGTTCCAGTGAACTCGATTTCAGGGAAACTCGCGTGGCCACCGTTGCTATAGATGCTCGTGGCTCTAGAGGCGACCACCGTGCCGCTGGTGGACCCACTGTACAGGGTTGCAGTCGCTGTTATTTTTCCAGGAGCACCGGTCACTGTGTATCCGGACCCGCTGTACCGCACGACGGCAAGAGCCGTGTTGGTGACGGTGATGTTGCTCGAGGTATAGGTGTATCCGTTGGAAAAAGTGAGCGTCGAGTTCATGAGGAGTTCCGACCAGGTGGGTGCGCTGATAGAGACACCGCTCGTTGCTGCTTGACTGATAAGAGAGACTGAACAACATTGGGTGCCGGTGAGGCTGCCTGTGCATGTACCCGAGAGAATGTAGAACCCGAGTGTGTCGCCTGAGTTGCAATACACCGAAGTCGAGGCGCTGATGCTGTTGATGTTGGTACCACCGGTGCAAATGGCTCCCGGTCCGACTGCAGACCCGTTGCGATAGATATAGATCACATCTTGGGCAGTGGCGACCGTCGTCGTGATGCTGCATTGATACACACCTGTGTAACCACAAGTGAAAAGGCCGTTAGCCGTCGAGAAAGGTGCCGTACCCGACGTGATGTTGTTCTGTGAGGCTACGGCGCCGCTGGCATACAAACCGATGTAAGATGGACCGGCGACGTTCGATGTCGTGTACCACAGGGCTTGGCAGATGTTGCCGACAGAGCCGCTGTTGCTGCTACTGCTACTGCTGCCGCCACTGCCACTCGTGAATACCGCGCCGTTCACACGATAATTGCCAGTAATGTTGAGGTCTCCAACAATATCAAGGGAAAAGGCGGGGGTGGATTTGCCGATGCCAATGAAGCCTCCTGCACCATAGTTGAGGTTGCTCGCTCCCACCGTCGTCCACTGGCTCCCGATATAAGCGACGCCATTGGAACGCAGCGTCCCAGAGAAGTTAACGTCGCCGCCGACATCGAGGGCGAATCCGGGGTTTTGTTTCCCGATGCCTACGAAGCCACCCTGTGCATTCGAGAAGGCTATGTTGCTACTCTGTGACGTCCACTGCGAGCCCACATAGGCAAGGCCGTTTGAGCGGAGTGTTCCCGAGAAGTTGACGTCTCCGGCCACGTCGAGCGCAAAGGTGGCATTTGATTTTCCGATGCCCACGAACGCATTGGAGCTAATATGAAGGGCTTGGTTGCTACCAGCTATGAAGGTCGCGACGGGGTTGGGAGATGTTTCAGATTGCGTCACAGATAGCGCTGGACCTGTCCCGGCATTGTTAATGACGATGTTCGAGCTCTCCATGATCGTATTGTTGACCACCACGTTATTGATGACGTTCGAACCGATGACCGTAAGCGATCCACCGATATAGACGTTGGATGCATAGGCGATGTTGCTGCTGGTGGAGGTCCATTGCGAGCCCACGTAGGCGATGCCGTTGGAACGCAGCGTCCCCGAAAAGTTAACGTCGCCACCGACATCGAGGGTGAAGCCGGGGTTTTGTTTTCCGACACCTACGAAACCGCCCTGAGCATTCGAAAAAGCGATGTTGCTGGTTTGCGATGTCCACTGAGAGCCTACGTACGCAACGCCGTTGGAACGCAGCGTCCCCGAAAAGTTGACGTCGCCGCCGACGTCGAGGGTGAAGCCGGGGTTCTGTTTTCCGACACCCACAAAGCCTCCCTGGGCATTCGAGAAGGCGATGTTGCTGGTTTGCGATGTCCACTGAGAGCCTACGTACGCAACGCCATTGGAACGCAAGGTCCCAGAGAAGTTGACGTCTCCGCCGACGTCGAGGGTGAAGCCGGGGTTCTGTTTTCCGACACCCACGAAGCCGCCTTGCGCATTCGAAAAAGCAATGTTGCTAGTCTGCGACGTCCATTGCGATCCCACGTACGCAACGCCGTTGGAACGCAGCGTCCCCGAAAAGTTGACATCTCCCGTCACGTCGAGAGCAAAAGCGGGGGCCAAATTTTTGATGCCCACAAATGCGGCATTGCTGTTCACAAAGAGCGCATTCGATACCTGGAACATACCAGATACATTTGAGAGACCGACGCCGAAGTTGTTTCCAGCTAAGAGACAGACGTTGGAGTTCCCGAATGTCGTGAACTGATTGCCGACGACAGACCCCGTCTGGAAAGCGCATACCGACAAGTTGTGAGTGTCGAAAGCGGTGCTGGACATATTGCTCGAAAAGGTGATGCTCGCTGTATAGGTGCCCATCGGCAGCGTGAACATGTACTCGAGTTGCGGGAAGTTGGTGTGGCCGCCGTCGCAATATACGCTCACGGTTTTCGCACTTCCTGCGACGAGAGTCACCGGCGACGTATAATAGAAGGCGATCGTGGCGCTGATGAGACCTACAGTGTTGGCAACCGTGATACCTGAACCGTTATAGCGGACGACTGCTTGAGTGGCGCATGCTGTCGTAAAAGAAGTCGGAACAGAATACGTGTATGTGCTGCTACCAGTGCCAGTGAACACGATGCTCGTGCTGTTTTGGAGGAGCTCCGCCCATTGTGGCGCTGCAGATACTGCCTGACTACTGCTGTATAACGCGACCGAAAGATTGTGTGTGTCGTTGGCGTCAGAGGCCATATTAGTAGAGAATACGATGCCGATTGTATAGGATCCAGGCGTCAGAGTCACCGAATATTCGAGCTCCGGGAAACTCATGTGCGCACCGCTGCTGAATATGCTTACTGTTTTCGTGCTTCCAGAAATGAGGGAACCAGCCAAGTACACGGAAACCGTGGCTGTCATGAGACCGACACTGTTCAACACGTAGCCGGAACCTGTATACCGTACAACAGCCGTGCTCGTATTTGACACTGTGAAAGCTGAGCTGGTATAGGTATTTCCACCTGTGAATGTGATGGCCGAGTTTTGCATGAGTTCGTTCCAGGCAGGGAAAGCGATTCCAGCAGCCGAGCTCGTACCACCGCCTCCGCCGCCTGCTGTGAGAGCAACGCCATTTACGTAGTAATTTCCTGTGACGTTGACGCTTCCAGCTACGTCGAGTGAATACTGGGGATTGCTTTTTCCTCCTAGACCGAGAGCATAGGTACTTGGCAAATAGACATTTGACGTACTGTAAGTCATAAATTGGTTGCTGCCGCCGCCACCGCCTCCTCCGCCTCCACCGCTAGTCAAAGTATAGATCTGACCATTGGAGCGCAAGTTTCCAGTGAAGTTGATGTCTCCTGTGATGTCGAGTGCGTAGCTGGGGTTACTGTTTCGGATTCCGACAAAGCCACCTTGAGCATTCGAAAAGGCGATGTTGCTCGTTTGCGATGTCCATTGCGAGCCTACATAAGCAACACCGTTCGAGCGCAGCGTCCCTGAGAAGTTGACATCACCCCCAACGTCGAGTGTGAAGCCCGGGTTCTGTTTCCCGATGGCGACGAAACCGCCTTGGGCATTCGAAAAGGCGATGTTGCTGGTCTGTGACGTCCATTGC